CACAACTCCTTGCCGTACTGCACCGGCTCAAGCTCGCCACCATTGGTGTGCCCGTAGACGTCATAGATCGTCCCGGTCACCGTGAACTTAGGCAGGGCCATCTAGTCATCCTGCTGCTGCTGTGCGTAACGCGACTGCTCGTAGTCCTCGGGCGTCGTGAAGACCTCGGGAACAGCGCCGCACAACACGACGCGGTTGCCCTCGCGGATGATGAGCATGAGTTCCTGGCCGTCGACCTTGACGTTCAGCTCCAGGCGCGGGTCTGCGTCGAGGAACATCTGCGCGAAGATGCCCTTGCCCTTCAACGCCATCGCGCACTCTTGCAGGGTTACGGCAGCCTCGTCCTCACCCTTGGCCGCGATCAGATCCTCGATCGTGGTGAACGGCACGATCAGCCATTCGTCCCACGCAATCTCGCCGGATTTGGTAGCCACAAATGTCCCTTTCCTAAGCGTTCGAAGCGGCCCACGCCGCAATATCCGGAACCGGCTGCTGAACAAACACGCTAAGGAACACCGCATTTCCGGCGCGCATCGTGAACCCGACGTGCCGATAGCTGGACCCGCGCTGCGACACCGAACCGGAGTCCGTGGCAGACACCTTCACCGAGCCATTCAGCGACAGAACAAAGTCGTCGTTGTTAAACGACAACTCCCACACGCCTTTAGGGTCGCCAGAGAACGACTCGGAATTCAGCTGCGTATAGGTGCCAGACAGTATGTAACCGATCTCAACGCTGGTCCTGTTGATGCGGCCGATCACGCAGTTCTCCGTCGTCGAGTCGCTTCGAGCGATCAACTCAACGAACGGCGGCGAAGAAATGTTCTGCAGAGCCCCCGACAGAACGAACCGAACCGAACCGTTATCACTTGTCAGCGTCGTATTGTTGACCGCGCGGCAAAACCGCGTTCCGCCTCCGCTGGGATACCAGTGCGCATATCCGTCCTTGACGCCGAGCGACCCGTTGCCGGAGCCATAGTTCTGCGTCCAGTTGGCGCCGAGGTTCGTTGCTCCGGATCGCTCGAAGTCATCGGAGATGTCCGCATCCTCGCCGGAGAGTAGCTGGAGTGCCTTGTCCGCCGTCTGCTGCGCGCTGTTTGAGCGATCCTTGAGCAGGCCGAAGATGTTGGCGAGGTCTTCGATGGCATTGCCAATGGGAGGGCCGATGAAGGGAACCGTGTCGATGATGTCGATGAGCAGCTCGACCAGCGCCTCCAACGGCTCGATGATCCACTGCCGCAGAATGTTGTCGGCCCAGTTCTTCAACTGGTTGAACGCAGACCCGAGCGGGCCGGGAACGAAGATGCCGACGATCGCCTCGACCACGCGCCGCATGAACTGCTCCATAAGCTCGAACGCGCTCTGGAACAGCGATTGCGGCGTGAACGGAAACGTCCAGTCCGGCGTCGCAAGATTCTTGTGGACGTCAGCGCTCGGTATCGCTGTCGCCCAATCGGGCACTGGCTCGGTCAAATCTGCACCACCTGCACACCGAAGAACGCATCGGAGCCCGAGATGTTGTAGGACTGGTCACCGGACACACGGGCCGAGCGGATGTAGATCGTCGCTGCGGCGCCGGCTGAAACCTTGTTGAACGTGTCGGAAGAACCGGGCGCTGGCACACCGGAGAACACAAGCGGCGGCGGAGTTGCGGATGCGATCGACAGGGCGCGTGCGACGATGTTGCCGTTCGTCTCGCCGTTCAGCCGCGCATACAGATTCACCAAGCAGTTCGCGCCCGATGCCGTGACGATGCACTGGCCGTGAACGATAGGCCGCCAATCGAAGTCCTGCGGCGGTATGACGATCGAACACAGCGTCGCGCTACCCGTGCTGTTCGACACCGAGGTCACGCTCGCGGGGATGTACAGGTCGCCGTGCTTCTGCGACACCAACTCGAACTCGTCGCCCGCGTCATTGACCGCGAGCACGGAACCGGGCGGAATGACCTCGTAGTCGGAATAGTCCGACGGGTCGAGGATCGTGTCGCCCGGATCGCCCTTCGGGCCCTTGCGGAAGGTGGCGTTCAGGCGGACGACCTGGGGCTGACCGTTGCCACCCGGCTGCAGCGTGGTGAACGAGTAGGAGTCCGGCGTCGGGTCGTTGTACTCCAGCACCGTGTAGTTAATCTGCCCGTCAATCTCCGAGCGCACACCCGGCTCACCCTGCTCAATCGCCGTGAACCCGTCAGCGACACCGCCGTTTTTCTTCATCAGGATCACGGCGGCACCAGTCGACGGGTCAACGGGCACAAGGGTCACGCCCTCGGCCTTGTAGTACTCCGCGCCGTTGAACTCAACAATCGGCCAAGCCATAGATCAGTCCTCTCAGGATTGCGGCGAAAGCATTGCGACAGACAGCGCCTCGAATGCGCCCGTGATGAGCCGCTGGATGGCTGCCAGTGGCGGTTCATCCTTGCGCCCGTCACCGACCTGCACGGTCACGTCCACGCTGCGACCGTTGACGCGCCACATGACGTTCTCGACGTAATCGGTCACCATGTACTTGCGCTGCCGGTAGACGATGCTCAGCAAGCCGCCCTTGAAGATATCGCGCCCGAGCGCATAGTTGTCGCCGTTGCGGAACGTCACCTTCGCCGCGGTGTACCCACGTGCGTCATACAGCGCATTGATAAATGCGAACACCGTCTCCACGTTGTACGGTGCGCTCGCCGTCGGGTAGAAGCGTTCCACCGCAGGGTGATACGGCCCGACGGCATCGCGCAGGTCGTAGTTCTGCATGAGCTGGAAGGCAAGGAACGAGTTGTTCAAAAAGCCCGCCAGCAGATCGCTCGGGACACCGACGAACCCGAGCACGATCATGATCGAGTCGATGAGCCACGCGAAGTACGCGTTCATCAGGTCGTTGAGCCACTTCGGCGAGCGGCCTCCGATGATGTGTTGCCAGCCCTCCGGTGAGTGGTCGCTGATCTCGAACTCCATGACCGGCGAGTCGTCGGAAACCACTGTGCCGTCGGGCTGCAACACCTGATCTGGGCAGACCATGATCGCGTACGGCGTCTCGAAATTCACGCCCAGAGCAGGCGCATGGAACACACCCGTCATGCCCGGAGCCTGCTTGACGACGGTGTTGAAGATGCCGCCCAGAGAGCCGCCGAGATTGACGACCTGCTTGACGACCGAGTCGATGACCGTGCCTGTGGGGCCTTCGATCTGGGAGCGGTCGTAGGTCGAGAACACGTACGTCGGCTGGTCGAGGTTGGCGAAACGGTCAGGCTGCGGATCGCCCGGCAGCCACAGGTCCATGCGCGCGTCGACACCGTACGGCTTGGTGATCTCCTTGATGACCGAGCCGACCGTCTCCATGCGCACCGTCTTGATGCACAGGGGCGAGCCGTCGAGGAACGGGTTGGTCCGCTTGACGTAGACCGGCGTCTTGAGCATCCGCGAGAACGTCTTGGCGCTCAGGCCGTCACGCTTGAGCGCCTGCAACACCGTGCCGAACCATGCGCGCACATCGGGGTTCAGCGACAGGCCGTTGTTGATGAACTCGAGCCAGCCCGACTGGATGCGAATGGCGCACTCGGACACCATGTTCTCCAGCACCGTCTGCAAGCCCCAGACGAAGATCGCGTGCGAGAACGGCTGAGCCTGAATCGGCAGCCACCACGACGGCCAGATCACGTAGTAGTTCAGGATGTCCCAGATGCCGCGCAGCTCGACATGACCCTCGATCGCCTTGTTCGCCGCGCCACGGTAGCGGTGATTCTTCACATAGAACGCCCACCGCAGGCCCGCCGTCTCGACCAGGACGCCGACCATCGTGTTGCGGCAGTCCATCATCATGTCGATGATCGGGCTCGTCCCCTTGAGAACGAGGCTGCCGGCGGGACACTCGTTGCGCGGGTCGATGCCGGATGCGGTGATGAGGTCATCGCCAATCGCGGCCATCGGCAGCCAGAACTTGTCGCAGACCGTCATCCGGAACGACGTGTCGATCTGAGAAGCGGCCTCGGTGGCAACTCGTGCTGCGTAGGCGATCTGGTTGAGGTCGCCCGAGGCGAGCGCACGCCTCCACAGCGCGTCAGCTTCACTGCGGGTCAGGTCGCCGCTCGGCATCAGGCGTCCTCGACCGGCCCGCCGCAGTCACGGCAACGACGCAGCGCCGCACCGACGCTCACGCCCGTCTCCCACAACCTCGCGTAAGGCAACTCGTAGCCCGACGATCTCAGGCAGCGCGGGCACCACAGCCCATCCTTCATCCGGTCTACCAGTGCAACCGGGTAGACCTTGACGACGATCGCCACTAGATCGGCATCCTCAGCTTCGGATCGCCACTGGCGACGATCTTGGAATCGGCGTTGCCGTCAACAATCTCGCACTTGACGTAGTACGGAGTCGCGCGCCCGGTCGACGGCTTCGGCGGGATGGCGGCATTCTTCGAGAAGCGTCCGTTCATGTACTTGTACGGCGGACCCTGCGGCGGGCGAATGTGGGCCAGCGAGCGCAACTGCTCCCCCAACTTGCCCTGACCGATACCCGCGAACGACAGGAAGTTCGACCACGCCTTCTGCCAGAAGTTCAACTCCTGCGGCGTCTGCGGAACCACCGACAGGTCCTGAATGAGTGTGGTGTTCGAGCGCGGATCGGTGCGCACGAACCAGATCTGGTCCTTGAGAATCGGGCCGATCTCCACATACTCGTCCGACAGCGGGCCGTCGTAAATCTTGAACGTGCCGGGACCGAACAGCGTGTAGTCCATGTACATCGGCTGATCCCCGATGTTCACGCACTCCAGCCAGCCCGTCTGCGTGACCGTCGCGTTGTCGCCGGCAGTGATGTTGTGAATCTGCGCCGGAGTCGCCTGCGTAATCAGGGCAGCACCAGCGCGCACACCGAAGCCGACGCCGCGATAGTTCGGGCCGAGGTCGCTGCCGTTGTCGGTTTCCCTGTGCGTCAACACCGGATGTCCGTTGCGCAACACCTTGTAGATGCGCTCGTTGTCGGACTCGCCACAGACCAGCGTCCAATGCTCATCCGGCATCGGCGGGAAGATGATGCCGCTCTTCTTCATCACCGTCTCGCTGAAGTCGTTGTAGCGAGACAGCTGCACCTGGAACAAACCGATCTGCGCCTTGATGCCCGAGCCGCTCCATGTGCCGTCAGGGTTTCGATCCATGCGGCCCCAGATATGCACCTCAGCGCCGTCGGGGAACGTCCACTCGAGCAGGGTTGCCAGCTTGATGTCGACGACCTGGTTGTTCGTCTCAGTCTCGAAATCCTTGTACGGGCCGTTGACAACCTCACGACCGTTGTACGGCGGCACGTCGACCCAGACCGCGCGGCCTTTCTTCGTCGTGTGATAGCCACCGCCAGAGCCCGAGTACGTCTGCGGCCAGTTCGGGCCGAGGTTCTGCGACGCCGAGTAATCGGTGTCGAAGAAGTCGGCCATCTGCGCGTATGCCATCCGGAACATCGTCGTGTGCGGATACGAGGTCCAGAACGACGTTGTTGCCCGCAGCCGCAGGGGAAGACGGTGAATCGTCTGCCCCGGCGGCATCGTGAACGGGATGTTCGGCGGGCCCTGGAACCAGTGCACATCGGTCCACCAGTGCCCGAGGTCGCGCGTGTAGAAGTTCAGCCGCGACATCTTCTGCGCATCCAGCGAGCCGACCAGCGCGCGCATCACCTCGGCGGTTTTGCGGCCGTTGCGCCCACGACACACCGCCTGCACCTCGATCTCCGCGGGGTTGTACAGGCTGTCGACAAGGGTCACGCCGTCCTGCGTCGCGCCCTTGGTGTCGATGTGCTCCCACGTCGGGATCAGCCCACGCAAGCCGTCGCGGTCGATATGCACACACTCGGGGCTGGCAAACGGGTCCGGAATCTCAAGCCCGCCATGCAGATAGAAGCGGACCTTCTCGTCGTGGGAGTCGAGCCAGATCAGCGGAGAGTCACCGCGCGCGAGAATCGACCATCCAGCCGGGGTGATCTCGTTGCGCGGATAGATGACCTCGGGGACAGCCACTTACCGTCCCCCCATGCCCATGCCAGGAGCCGCGTGCGAGTTGGCGAGTTCAAACTGGAAGTCGCGCCCGATACCCGCACCATCTGAATGCGCCGCGTTGATCGTCGTGTTGAACACCGGACCCGGAGCCTGACCACCACCGCTGCCGTGCTGCTTGGTGTTCGGATCGACAGCAACCGGCGGCTGTGGGCCCTGTTTGTCGCCTTCCTTGGGTCCGGCGATATTCGGAATCTGCGGCGCCGCACCAGCAATGCCACCGACGATGCGGGTCAGCCAGTTGTTCTGCGCCAGCTCTGAACCGCCGAACGGCAGGAGCGTCTCAAGAAGGCCGCCGACACCGATGCCCGTGGCCTGACCGGCGAACTGGATCGCGCGGTTACCGAGCTTGATGCCCATGTTCGCGGCGGCTGCGGCAACCTGACCGGCACCCGGAGCCATCGCGTCGATCGCCAGACCGCCGGCGGACAGGCCCGTCTGAATCGCGGTGTCCACCAGGCCGCCCTGCTGAATGCCGACGCCGCCCTTGCCCGATCCCCATGACGGAGCCGCGCCACCGATCTGCACACCCGAGCCGGCCGAATTGCCGATGCCACCGGGAGCGGGACCAAGGCCGCCGATACCAGCGCCACCGCCAATGCCGAGACCCGGTTGCGTTCCCGCGCCAGAGAAGACGGGAGACTCGCCGCCGCCACCAGCGATCCCGGGGGGCAGGAAGCCGGGGCCGAACCAGGGAATCGCCGCACCGCCGCTACCACCACTGGATGGCCCGCGCCCCGGCACGGGAATGGGCGAACTCTGCCGCGTGTGTACATGGTTCCGGTGACCCGCCAGGTCGCCGCTGAAGTAACCGGGCTGTGGACGGCCGCCGGCGATCTCGACAGACGCGCCCGTGCTCGGGTTCTGCCAGATCACCTGCTCCAGCGCACCGGGAATGGTGGCGAGGTAGTCGGCGAACCGCTGCATCGCATCGACCGGGCCACTCCAGTCAATGCCCCTGTTCTCACCGCGCGGGTTCGGCGCATACCCAGGCTCGTTGCGATTCGACTCCTGATGCCCCGGATACGTGCTGGCCTTGATCCCGAATATCTGCTCCAAGTCGTGCACCCACTGCGGGAACACCTTGCCACTGCTGCCGTAGCCGCCCGTGTTCGTGCCCGCTGGGAGGCCATAGGTGCCGCCGGGGCTGTACAGCATCGGCATGCCACCCTGGGACGTTGCGCCAGTCGCAGCATCCACCACGCCGGGAGGTCCACCCATGGCACCGCCCAGCAGCGCCGGACCCATCGCAGAGATGCCGCCCAGGCCACCGGACGTCCCCTGTTCGAACGCGGGACCCAAACCCATCGCGCCGCCGACCAATCCGGCCAGGCCCGATCCGGCAGCATCCCCGCCGCCAGCCTTTGACACGGCCCCGAGCGCGCCGAGAACAGGTGCGGCGGCGAGGTTTGCGATGAACTTGGTGATGTTCTCCGCGATGCCTGCCAGACCCTTGCTGATGCCGAAGTCGCGATCAAGGGACGCGCCGATCTCGCCCAACGAATCGGAGACACCCTTGACCTGCTTGCCCGCCTTCTCTAAATCCTTCGCGGCGGACTCGTGCAGCTTCAACGTCTCGCGCTGCAGATCGCGCTCAGCCTCAAGGGCATCGTTGCGCGCCTTCTGAATGTCATCCTCGGTCGCGACATTGCTGGCGAGGAGTTGTTGCAGGCGCGCTTCTTTCTCCTGCAGATCGTGGCGCTTCTTCAGCCACGACTCCTGCTCAGCGAGAATCGAGGATGTCATCGGGCGACCGGCGAAAAGCTGCGCGATCTCGGGCGGCAGAGTGGTGTCGAACGGCAGCGTGGGGGCGTTCAGTAGGCCCTCCTTCTTGCCGCCGCCCGCCTCATCATCGCCGCCAGCAGCGCCGGGGAACATGTCAGCAATCGAGCTGTACTGATCCTGATCCACCACGCCAGGTGTGCCCTGATTCTGCGGCAGCGGAGGTGCATTGCGGCCAGTGACCGCGTCCTCAAGCACGGACAGCGGATCGTTGCCGGCCGTCTGCGACGGAGCGGTCCCCGTCAGCAGACCCTCAAGCGTCGGCTGCTGGTACCCCTGATCGCGCAACTCGGCCATCTGCTGGCTGAACTGCTTGTCACTGTCGGCGATTGCCTGCTGTTGCGCCCTGGACTGATTGATCATCGTCGTGCCGCTGCCATACAGCGCGCCACCACTCGCACCGATGATGGTGCCGAGTGGGCCGAACCGGGAGCCGAGTAGGCCACCGGCGATCGCACCCTCAGCGAGGTTGCCACCAAGGCCAGTGCGGCCAGCCACCGACAGATCAATCAGGCCGAGAGCGCCCGCGATCGTCGCGAGATTTTTCAGCTGGCCTATGAGGCCGGTGTTGCCCTTGCCGATCTTGCCGCTGATTGTGTCAAGCGCGCCGATGAAACCGGACAGCTTGTTCGCAGCGAAGGCCGTCGCGATGACACCGCCGAGAACTGTGACAGCGCTTTTGTTTTCGACAAACCATCTGCCGATGCTGCCCAGCACCCCCAGCAGATCGCCAGCGACGTCGACCGCATCATCAAAGAACCGCTTGATGTCGTCCTTGTGGGCAATCACCCACTGGTTCAACATCTCGAACTTGGCGGTGATCTTGTTGAGCGCTTCGACCATCGCGCCCGGACCCTCGGTGGTGGACAGAGGATCACCGAAGAGGGCGGCAATGAAGTTTGCGCCCGTACGCGAGATCGCCGAATTCATCTTCGATAGAGCGCCGTCGATGGTGTCGCCGAGCTTCTGGGACATGCCGCCGAACTGGCCCTCGACGGCCTGCACCAGCATCCCGAAGGAGATCTTGCCGTCCTTCGACATCTTCTCCAGCTCGGCGCCGGTGAGACCGAACTCCTTCTGTAGGGCCTGCTGGATCGGCAGGTTGCGCTCGGCCATCTGCAGCATCTCTTCGGCTTGCAGCTTGCCCTTGTTGAGCACCTGGCCGAAGATCAGCGACATGTCCTCGAACGAGGCCCCAGAAGCGCCAGCCGCGTCAGCGATAGCCGTCAGAACGGTCTTGAGCGGCTTACCCTCCTTGACGCCGGACTGGAGGAACTTCGTCGCCGAGGCAGCTGCGGCGTCGAGGGCGACCGGCGTGCCGGTGACGACATCGTTGATCTGACTCATGATGTCGCGGACCTGCTCGCCGGACTTGCCCATCGCGCCGAGGCGATGCGCTGTGGCGTCGAGGGACTTGTAGCGCTCAAAGCCCTTGAACAGCGAGGTCGCGGCGAGGCCGATCACGCCTGCTGCCGCCGTCGTGAATGCGGTTCCGAGCGCCTTACCGGCGAGCGCGCCAGCCTTGGACGCTGCACCCTCGTAGCCGGACAGCATTGACGACAGGCCGCTTACGCCGGGAATGGAGCGCGAGAGCTCTGATCCGAACGATGAGCCGAATCCCTTGCCCGCCTTGCGACCATGCTTCTGCATGGCCTGCTGCATCTGCTTGCCGATCATATCGGCGGCGGAACCACTACCCGACAGACCACCCGCGACGCCCTTGTCGAAACCGGCCCCGGCTCGTCTACCGGCCTCGGTATAGATCCGCTCGATGCGGTCAGCCGCAGACTTCGCGGCGGCCTCATCAAGCTTGGAGATGACGTCAACGTATATGGCCATGCGTTACGCCACCCTGTCCGCATCGTTGTGCGTGAACAGTTCCAGCCGCATCCGCCTAGCCGCCTCGTCAGCTTCGTCCCTAGAATTAAATCTGCCGCCGTAGACGAACCGCCCACCGTGCGTAAAGCCGACCTCCCACTTGCCAGCCCGGTACCTCACGCCGCGAATGCCTGACTTGCCCCAGCCGCACTCGCGATTCTCAGAATTCTGCTTGCGAGTGGCCAGCCTCAGGTGCGCAGGGTTGACACACAGGCCGTTATGGCAGATGTGGTCGATCTCCATGCCGTCGGGAATTTGCCCGTTTTCAAACTCCCACGAAAGTCTGTGTGGCGACATGTTGTTCCAACGGCCATAGCCAGGGGCGCCCTGACCGCCCATCCACAACCAGCAGCCATGCGAACCAGCGGAGGTGTCAACCTTGTCGTACATCCGCTGCTTCAGCGTGGGCGTAGGGGTGCCGAACCGAATCGCATACTTGTCGTGCGGAAGACACAGTCCGCGCGGATCGCGCTTGGTCGTCCGCGCCTGGAGGTGGCAGTCCTCGACGGCGCACTTGCCCAGCTTCGGCATGCGTGAACGTCACCTCCTACCAATCGAATCCGGCGAAAATGTCTTGCTGGACGCGCTCACGGAACTCGGCCTTCCTGCGCTCTTCCTCGCGCTTGGCCTTGTCGTAGCGCGGATCTTCAATGCGCGGCGGGTCATAGTCCTTGCCGCCGTTGATCTTGTGCAGCCACAACCGATTCAGCGCCAACTCATTGAATGTCGCGGCGGCAATCGACTCCTGGCGATTGAATCCGCCCTCACGCAGCGCCGTATCAACAGCGCCGTCCCTCGGGGGGAAATCGATCCGCAGCGTGCGAACCATCTGCTCGGGGTCATCAACAACCGTGACCCCGAACAGCTCGAGCAACTCGTAACTGCTCAACTCCCCGGCGTGCCACTGCCTGATGTGGCAGCCGGGGAAGAAGCGACGGAGATCGCTAGCTATCTCCCTCGGGTACCGCCTCCAGAACGCCAACGCCGTCATCACTTTTCGGGTCCGCATCAGACCTCGAAATCAGAGACGCCGACTGCTCCGACCACGCGCGCCACACGTCACGGGCACCAGCCTTGCGACCGCCGATCGTCTTGGTGCGCAACAGGTCGTACTGCTCCTTGCCGAGAACGATCTGCACGATGCGCACCTCGCGCGGGGGGCTGACACGCTTGCCCTTCTTGTAGTACGGCGGGCCCTTGATCTCACCGCTCTCGTCGCGGTCGTAAGTCTCGACCTCTTCGAGATAGGCGTCGTACTCCTCGAGCACGTCGTCATCGAGCATCCGCATCGACGGGTGCGGCGGAATCGTCATCGTGGTGCCGTCATCGAAACGGATGATGCGGTCAGCGAAGAGCGAGTTGTACTCGTTGGCCTGTTCGCGCGCGTAGGTTCCGGGATTGTCGCTCATGTCGGGCTATTCCTTTCGGGCTGAATATCGGGCAGGGGTATCGGGCTGAGGGTGTGGTGGCCACTGGGGGCGCGGTCAGCCCGATGAGAACCACGCCCCCAGTGGGGTCTGTGCGGGCTAGCTGCCTGCGCCGAACGCCTCCCACGCGGGTCCGCCGATCCACACGCCATCGAAGCCCGCGACGAGGCCGGAGCCGCGATCGTCGGGGATGGTGAAGTACGGATCGGGCAGGCACTGGAAGGTGAACTCCGCCTGGTCCGGATCAGTCTTGCTGCGCGACTTCGCCGCCTGCTCATCGAGACGAACGCGCGGCAGGGGCTCGATGCGGTACAGGTCCAGGCCCTCGATCTGCTTGGCGAAGAACAGCAGAATCTGGCGGTCAATCTGCACCGTATCGACACGGCTACCGGCGAAGTAGTTCGGGGTGCCGATCTCGGGAACGATGATCTCGCCCGTGTCCGGATCGTTGATGCGGTTCTCGTACTCCAGCGCATGGATGACCGGCTTCAGCGTGTCCACCAGAGTGAAAGTCACGGTCTTGCCCTTGCGGGTGATCGCCGAGTCGTACGGCCAGATCGACTGAGTCACATACAGGTCGTCGTTCTCGACGTTTGGGTTGCGCTCAGCCTTGCCGTCCTCAGCGGTCGCACCGAGATACAGGAAGCCGAGGTTCGGGTTCGGGTTCTCGCTCCAAACACCGTTGACGAGCTTGGCGCCCAACAGGTTCGGATTGATGCTGCCGTCAGCGGCCAGCGGTGAGAACTTCACCGTCGAACCGTTGTTCTCGAACGGCGAGATGTCCGTAGCAGCGCCACGGTAATCGCGGATAATGATGGCCTGCAGCGGGCCACGCTCGACAAGCCGCGAATCAATGTCGGCCAGTCCGGCGCCAGCCCACGTCGCGCCGGTCGGTTCTTGCGCCATAGCAGACGCTCCTTTCAACAAGGGTTGCACCAGACCACCAACAAGGAGTCCGGGTGATTTACAGAAAGTTCGGGCTGAAAAATGGATGCGGTCAGACCGCGGAATAGGACAGACCGATGCCGTAGCGCGCCACGTAGCGCACGACGTTCGGGTCTTGGTAGTCGACTCGCGTCGGCAGCATCGACCGGGTCACGTAGTCCACATTGACTGCGCGACCATCGGGTTCGGGGAGAACGATCACCGACTGCGGGTTGCGGGCCAGCAGCATCATGCGGTCGTCGGTGTCCTTCGCCTCGAGCATCGCGTTGTAGTCGTCGGCGGCGAAGGTGTGGATACTGACCACCCAGTCCTCGCCGACCGACTCACTCGCTGAACCGGCTACCGCATGGATGAGTCTGAACGGCAGCGGATCACCAGCACGGCGACGAGTACCACGTGCCCATGGTGCGAGCCAGGCTGAGACGACCAGCTCGATCGGGGGGGCCGAGATCGGGCTGAGGTCAGGACTTGCCATGAGCTGTACCGCCGT